CATCTCGCACACATACAGAACAACAATGGCCAACAGCCACGTCCTCCGTGACTATGCAGTCTCCAAACTTTCCGAGTTTTTATCAAACGAGGTCCATCACAAGAATGCCGAAAAGTCCATCTTTACATGGACGGTCCAACAAACGAAGCGAATGGGCGAGGCGCCGAGCTGGGAGAACCGGTCGTTTCGGTGGCGCTACAAGCACCGCGTCCAGAGTGTCCTCTTCAACTTGAAGAAGAACCCGGGGCTTGTTCAGTCGATTGAAGAAAAGGTGGTCAAGGCGAAAGACCTTGGTGGAATGTCTCCCATGCAGCTGTGGCCAAACGGACCGATGAGCCGGATGGAGTATGCACACAAGACGAAGGAGCTGAAGATTGAAGCGGCCAAGGCGAAGATGAATGACGATTACGAGGGCGTGTTCAAGTGCGGCAAGTGCAAGAGTAACAAGACCACCTACTACCAGATGCAGACGCGCAGCGCGGACGAGCCGATGACGACATATGTCACATGCATGGAGTGCGAGGCCAAGTGGAAGTGTTGAGTTTAATTTATAATCGTAAATTAATGGCCGGTGGTCTCTTTCCAGGATACCCGTTCAAATTTAATCTCAAATGTGTCATTTTTAGCGCAGCGCTCGCAGGTGGTTATTGGTATCTGCCACAGAAAAACCTCTATGTCCTCTTGTTTTTGTTGTGGTTCCCGTACATTGCGCTCGCATGGTATGACTGGGCGTATAAGTGCACGCCGGCACTCGGACCGACACTGATTCCACTCGGTCAGTACTTTTGGCTGCCGTTCAAGCCACCCGGTTATAAAGAAGAGTATGCACAGGATATACAGCTTCAGGAGGCGTACGGACGCATGGACCACAAGGTGGGTTGGACAATCATCGTCGGGCTCGTTTCATTTTTGGTTCTTAAAAAGATGAAACGCATCTAGGACAATGGCCAAGTCCGAACTGTTGCTCGAAAGCCTGACGCGTTTTTTTGACCAGCCCGAGCATTTCGAAAAGCTGAACGATATTCTGACGCACCGCAAGGGTATTTCGCTTCGAAACCTCGAGTGGTTCGTGACCAATTATTCGAAGCAGCAGCATGTCACCTACCAGACGCCGAACGGTCGCCAGTTTACTGTTCACGTGGCCTACAAGTCGAGCCTGGATGGGTATTCCAAAAAGTTGTTCGATCCATTTTGTCGTACGGAGCGTATAGAGTTTAGGGGGTTTACGACGACGTGCGCCCAGCTCAACTTTCTTCGGTGGTGTCTCCAGAATGGAATTGTCGACTATATGATTAGCTCAAAAGTGTGCACCGACCGTCCTTCACACCCAAAGTCACATAGCCATAGTAAAACAGATTCAGAGAAAACTGAGATGCAATCTGTGGTGCATATGTGTCCAAAAATTTAATGTCCAAGTGGGACGTCTGTGCGTTGAGTGACGCAAAGTCGATTGAGCCGCCCGAGTTGTACACGGCTGGCCGTTCGCTGAAACAATACATGTACAAGCTCTTTGTCGGTATGGAAAGACCGTGATCTATTGGCTGTTTGAATGTATAATACAGACCGCCCGGAAAGTTTGAAAGGACGTTATTGTTGTTGAGGTACAATGTCGCGTATTCGATCGTATCAATGTACCTGAGCGACACACCGTTAAAGAACGTCACGGGCGTCGCACTCTGAATGTACTCGGACGTGTATCCGTACGCGTACCGTGATTCAAAATAATTTCGATTGTCCGCTTCGTACGCTTTGTTTCTGACGAACCAGACCATCATTGTCACTGGAAAATTGGCCGTAAAGTTGAGGCGGGCGAGACCGTTCGTGTACGTTTGCTGTGCCTCTTTCCATACGCGCGGAACCTTGAATTGTAGGGGTTGAGACCGGTAGTACATACGTTCTTCGGGTGTCAGGTGCACCTCCTCGATGAGTAACCGTGGATTTATCAAGTCGATCGGATTGGTCGATGCGGTAATCCAAGATTGTTTGTTGAATGTGAACCGGATGGATACGGTCGACAGCGTGACGGCGCACAGTGGAAAATAGGGCTTGTCGCGTTTTCGGCCATGTGTATAACGGTGACAAAAGAAAAAGTCGAGCGGCACAATCAGATTGATGGCCGATGTTGCATCGACGTTCGTGCCCTCGGGTATGCCGTTGCTGACCGCCTGGTACATACCGAGCTTCTCGTCCGCGTCGAGGAAGAGTTGGTCCTGAATCACATACCAATCGTCTGTAATACTTTCGTAAACAATGCCGTCGACCAAAAACTCCACCTTGTCGATGATCGCCCGACCGATGAGTTCCGTATAGGTGTTCCCGGCCGGCAAAGAACATTGGAGATACATGTTCGACAAAAGGTCACCGCACTCTCTCGGGAAGAGATCAACCTGTACAGTTTTTCCGAGATATCCTCCGACGTTCGCCAATGGCAACGAAACGCGGTGCGTCAGCGAAAATGCCGTGTGCTGCTTCACTTCCGGAATCCAATTTGATTGTCCACCGAACATGTAAGGTTCTTGGGCGCCGATAGCCGCCATGGAAATGAGCGCACCGGTTCCCGACCCGCGGTCGACAACCGTGTGATACACCTCGCGGCCCTCGCTCGTCGAGACGTTCGAATTGAGGTCGCGCACAATGTCGGCATCACCGACAATGTTTGTGTCGTCGTATATCCGGGCATCATAAAGACCAAAACTCGGTGCGGCCGTCACGCTCCCGGACACTTCCACATTGGCAGACACAGGTGGCGAAAGCGTAAAACGCATGATTGAACTCGGGCGAATGTCCAAGTTGGGCATGTCTGAAACAACGACAGCGTTCGAGACGAACGGGAACGAAACTGCCGGTGGACCCGGACTGATGAGCGCGTCCGAATACACATTTGCAGTATACGACTGAACTGTGACATTTCCGGAAATTCCGGAAAGACCAAGTACCGACCAACCGGGTTTAATGTCAAGCCCAGGTGTGGCTTCCGTAATGTACAATACAAAGTTCCCGGCTGTCGGGTCAAACGACGGTGTATAAAACCCTTGGACCGATGCGGTCGTCGGAAGTTGTTCGACTGGACGATTTCCACCATCGATGATGTTGTTCATAAAGTTGCGGTAGGCGGTCAACGAACGAAGACGATCCGCGTCATTTCTGGCAATCTGATAACTTTTGCGATATTGAACATAAGCCGGTGCAAGACCCGTCCGGCCAAACGGAGGCGCCACCGGTGTGTCTTGCGTCACTTGATTTTTGAGTGTCGTGAGACGGATCGCAAAGTCTGTCACGAACGCGTCTATGGCGGTTGATTCACTGGATGTGCCGAGTGCGTCCCGAAGCGGTTTCACGTCCAAAAAATACGAAAGCATAGGCAAGTAGTCGACGAACAAAATTTGTCGGTCCATCGGATCAGCCAACGCTTGAAACCGACGAAGCTCAGAAAGAACATCGTTCAGGGACGTCGGAGTGTGAACAGGTGGAATGATGGCGTCGATAGCGTCTCGGAGACCCGGAAGCAAGGCCAGCAGGGCTGCATCTGTTTCGGCCGCCTGCAAACCGACAAGCAGTGTCTGGATTGTCGAGTTTGGAACAGTCACTCGGAATGACCTTTTATGGTACAAAAAAATTTGTTCGAGTGACATGTCCGGACCGGGCACCGGTTTCAATATTGTATTTTGGGCCAGATTTCGAACCTGTAAAAGCGAAAGTGACATCTACAATGCGTTCAGATTTTGTTTCCATAGGTCCGACACACTCATGCCCACCAGGGCGTTATGCTCGGCCGTCTTCTGTTGACAGAGCGTGTCGAGCTTCGTCACCTCTTCCTTTGTGTACTGATACGTCTTGATGTCGAGCAACTTTGGCCAAATCTCTTCGGCGTACTTTTCCCGACGAAGCTGGTCGTGGATCCGGTCGATCGTCTCGTTGAAGACGTTCATCTTTTTGACAATTGCCACGTCACGAATGAACCGCGCCTTTTCGGACAGCCATGCAACATCGGCCTCAATCTGTTTCAGCATGTACGCCTTGCGTTTTGCGTAGACCCGTACGCGCATCTCGAGATAGTCGACCAGAATCTCCTCTGGACTGTTGTACTTTTTGATCGCCCCGGTCGGGCCGACGAGGTACATGTTTGACGTGTGAATGGGTCGAGAAAAGTTGAGGGCCTCGATCGGGCCCCACACTCGAAAGTCTGGTCTGGTTTCGGTCGAATGATTTTCATACTTGGAAATTGTTCCCTTTTCGACAAGTTCGTCGAGCGTCTCTTTGAAATCCTGAATCCACCGGCCAGGAGGCAGCTCGGTCACATGTACCACACCGCCAGACACTTCGGCAATGCCCGTCAAGACCCATGAATGGTCACCCTTTCGTGTTACAGTTCCACGAAACCCTTCATAGTACGGAACCATGGGAATCATCGCGCGTCCGTCGAGCGCGTTCCGAATGTTTGTCAGGATGTCCGCGAGCTTGTACGGCGGAACAAAACATGAAAATCCCGTACCGATGCCTTCGGCGCCGTTGACCAATACGGTCGGCACAATCGGTGCATACCATTCGGGTTCGACCGTCTGGCCATCCTCCTTGGTGTATTTGAGCACAGGGTCGTCCGACGGGTCAAACACATGACGTGTACAAGGTGCCAGACGCGTGAAAATGTAACGAGGGCTGGCTGCATCTTTTCCACCCATGAGACGTGTTCCAAACTGGCCACTCGGCACGAGAAACGCAACGTTATTCGAGCCGACAAAGTTCTGGGCCAGACCGATGATGGTGCCCTGAAGGCTCGCTTCGCCGTGGTGGTACGCAGTGTGCTCGGCGACATAACCGGCCAGTTGGGCCACCTTCATGTCGCTCGTCAGGTTACGCTTCAGACACGCGTAGAGCACCTTGCGCTGACTGGGCTTGAGACCGTCTGCGACGTGCGGAATGCTCCGGTGAATATCCTCGACAGAAAAGTTGGCAAGGTCACGATGGACAAAGTCGGTCACTGAGAGATTCGCGACATGACCGTACGGAATGCACGCCGGCTTGGTATCCATGTGTCGGACGAGCCACTCTTTGCGCGAATCGGCCATCGACTTGGCAAACGCGAGCGTCATCGACGTGTCAGTCTCAGGGTCTGCATCGAAGCGAACAGTCAGACGTTCAATCTGTCGGAAATACTCTTTGGCCTCGGCGCTCGTCGATGTACCGAGACCCTTGTAGTACTTGACCGCGCCGCGCGGCGCCGCCTCGCGAAATGCCGCCTCTGTGAAAAACCAAGTCGGCCCGGCCTTGATTACAGGCGTCACCATGGCGACGACAAATCCAAGTCGGATGAGCTCGGGCCAAAAGTGATGAATCATGTTGAGCACCAGTCCCTTGATGTGACTCCCATCCAGATCCGCGTCAGTCATAATCATGAGACGTCCGTACCGAAGTTCGCGGAGCGACTTGTACGTCTTGCCGTGCTGAAGCCCCAAAATCTTTTTGAGATCCGAAAACTCTTGGTTGTCCGTGAGTTGCTTGACCGACGCATCTCGAACGTTTCGAGGCTTGCCACGCAAAGGAAAGACACCGAACGAGTTTCGACCGACAACGGACAACCCTGCGACCGCGAGCGTCTTGGCCGAGTCTCCCTCGGTCACGATGAGGGTGCATTCGTGTGACCGCGCCGTCCCGGCCCAGTTTGCATCGTCAAGCTTGGCCACATTGACACGCGACTTTTTCGTGCCGTCCGTTTTTTTCAGTTCCTTCTCCGTCTTTGCAAGAGTAAGTGCAGCGATATCATCAGCAAGACCGCATGCGAGAATGGCTTTGACGGAGGCTGGACGAAAAACATAATCGGTCGTATCTTTTGATGTGCATTCAGTTTTAGTTTGAGAAGAAAACGTAGGTCGATCGCGCGTCGCCCGCATAAACACCCAGAGAGAAGCTCGAATCTGCGCCGGCCGAATATCCTTGAGACCGAGTGACGCAACAAGCTGTGTGACAAACCGTTCGACGTGCGTACCGCCTTGCGTCGTCGCAATGCCATTGACGTACGAAACCTGTTCAAACTTTCCCGTGTCGGTGTGCGCCACGACGATATCCTTGCCGAGCGCGACGAGCGGACCCTGTGTGTGCATCTTGGCATACGACTCGACCGAATCGACCGAGAGGCGCTCACCGTTGAGATAGACGTGCGCCTTGGGACAACACATGGCCGCGTCCCACGTGCGGCGCGTCACGATCGTCTGGAGGGCCTCTAGGTGTTTCCCGCCAAAACGAGCCCAGTCCGGTTCGAATGTGATTTCGACACCGCCGGCACCCTTTACATCCTTAATGTCCGGAGGGCCCACGACCGACATGTTCTTAGACCAATGCTGAATGTAACGTTTCCCGCCCGAAATAATTCGAACCGAAAACTCCTTCGAAAAGACATTCGTCAGTTTGGCGCCGTAGCCATTTCGACCACCAGTCGTCCGCTCCTTCGTGTCGTCGTAGTTTGATGACGTCAAAAGATGTCCAAAGATGAGTTCGGGCAGCCAGACGTTTTCGGTCGCGTGCTTCTCAACCGGAATTCCGTCACCGTTATTCTTAACCGTAATGTTTCCGACGGGACTCCATGAGACGTCGATGCGGGTCACCTTCTTGGGATGGAGCGTATGCTGGTCAATTGCATTGACCAGAATTTCATCAAAAATTTTAACAAGTCCGGGTGCGACCGTCACTTGGGCACGCTCAAACCCGTCCGGGGTGTGGCGCCACGTGTCCTGAACATCCGGAATGAGTGACCCGACATAACTGTCGGGGCGTTTCAGGATGTGCTCGACGTGTGAGAGCTTCTGGTACATGTACAAAAGGTGCGTTGTCATTTTAAGTCTTTGGGGGACGGTGGTGGTGTCGGCGGCGGCGACGGTTCCCGTGGCCTGATTGACGGCCGACGAACAACAACCGGCTTGGGAGGGTCAGTCTCGTCCATAATGTCCGCCCAACTCTGACTCTTCATCGTTTCTTTACTGCTTTGAGAACCTTTTTAACTGCCGGGGTCGAACGCGAGTTGTACTTGCCGAACAACTTTTCAAACTCCGCCTGGCGCTTCTCGCTCGTAGTCCGGCGTTTCACCTGTGCATTTCGAGCCCTATGAATTGCAGACTCTGGAAATCCGTCAGCGCGCATTGCATCCGTCAGCGCCTTGAGTGGTGGGCGTGTAATCGCCCGGTTAAACAATTCGGCGAGAGCCTCGCCACACATTGGACTATTATTATGTACAACCTGTTGTTCGACATGAATAGGTTCGGGAATGGTCTGGGCCCGCAATGCTTCGATTTCTTCAGGGGTTGAACCGTGACGCGCAAGCAGACGATAATAGTCATCGGAACGCCAAATTGGCGCAAGCATCTTCATTACATACACAGTGCATTTCTTCTTTACTCCTCGTCGTAGTTGTCCTCCTCTTCGGCTATCACAGCATTCAGTCGGTCGCGCAGTGAACGCCGCGGGCTCCCCACCGTCTCAAACTGCTCCGTGGCAGTCTCTGCCAGAGCGCTCCCGTGACTCTGGCACAACTCACAATCCGTGTGCACAGTGTCATCCAGGTCGTGCGTGTGTTCCGGAGCAGGCACGCGCGTCTTCTTCTTGGCCGGCTTCTTCTTTGGTGCCGGTGGCGCGCTGGGGCCCGCCTCGTCCTCGTCAACCACCTGACGCGTCTTCTTCTTCGGCGCCGGCGGCGACGACTCCTTCTTGGAGTGGACGCTGCACATACACATGCCCGCCAGTGCATTCAGACGGCAAGGCTTTCCCTTGGCCGTCACGGCCGTGCACTTGGTCACAGCCTCCGTCACCGTCACCTTGGCCGTGCGCGTCTTCTTCTCAATGGGCTTAGCCTCCGGACCCAGATACTTGTTCACCAACTCTTCAGCGTCAAGACCCTCGCCTTCGGCGATGCGAGCCACCAAGTTGCGCATCAGCTCGTCGAGCATGGTGTGGGCGTGGATGAGAGCCATTTGTGTGTTTGAGATGGTTTGACGACAACACACTGGTGGTGCTGCGGACAAAACCTTTTTTTGTCAGGGTCTCGTTTAAAAAGGTGGACCGATACACGTGTATGACACAAGAGGTGACATTTCAGGCCGTGGCATGGTCGACCCGAGAAGATGAAACGTCGTTGACGATTGACATTTTTGGTCGGACGGAGGATGGTCGGAGCGTCCACATCGAAACACCTTTTGAGCCGTACTTTTTTGTCAAACTGCCTTTTGGGAAATCGCCACCGCGGCTCAACACACTGGTCGAAGTGCCGACGCTCATCAAACGGCGCGACTTGTGGGGTTTTCAAAATCAGACTGAGCACACATTTGCAAAGTTGACGTTCAAGACGTTGTCGGACATGCGACGTGGCGAGTGGGCCTGCCGGAACCAAAAATATCAGGTGTACGAGGCAAATCTCGACCCTGTGCTTCGGCTCATGCACCGGACCGATATTCAATCGACCGGCTGGCTCGACGCGAAAGGTCGACCCGGAAACGCCTCGTCGTGCACGGTCGACTTGGTGGTGGGTGATTGGCGAACACTCAAACCGGTCAGTCGCGACGACATTGCACCGCTCCGAGTCGCGTCGATCGATATTGAGTGTTATTCCAAGTCGGGCGCGTTTCCGTCTGCGTTTGAAAAGTCGGACGTCTGTTTTCAGATTGCGGTAACGACCCGTGTGAACAGCGTTCCGTACGACCGTAAAATTTTTTGCGTCAAAGAGACGACATGTGCCGACTCGGAAAGTTTTTCGACCGAGCGGGCCATGTTTGAACGGTTCGCCGAGTACATTCGGGACGAGCTCGATCCGGATATTATCACCGGCTGGAACATTTTCGGGTTTGACCTCGAGTATATGTATACCCGGTCGGTTGTATGTGGGTGCCCACCGGATGCGTTTGTATGGGGTCGACTCCACGACGTGTCGGTCGAACTCGTCACAAAAAACTTATCATCGAGCGCACTTGGGTCCAACACGCTCAAAATGGTACCGATGATTGGTCGGTACGTGTTTGACATGTTTCAGGATGTGAAGCGCGAACACAAGCTGGAGAGCTACTCGCTGAACAACGTCTCCAAGGTGTTCCTGGGTGACCAGAAGATTGACATGCCGGTCCGTGAGATTTTTCAACGGTTTCACGATGGTGATCCGGTCAAACTCGGTGAGGTTGCCGAGTACTGTCTGAAGGACACTGAACTTCCTCACCAGATCGCCGAACATCTGTGCATGTTGCCCAACCTGCTCGAGATGGCCAAGGCGACGTGGGTTCCGCTGTCCTACCTGAGTGAGCGCGGTCAACAAATCAAAGTGTTTTCGCAGGTGTGTCGCAAAGCTCGACTTTTGGGATTTATGGTTCCGACGATGCGCGTCGACAGGAATGCACCACCGGAGGACCAGTATCAGGGCGCAACCGTTCTGGATGCACAGACGGGTGCGTACTATGGACCCGTCACGGCGCTCGACTTTGCGTCTCTGTACCCGTCCATCATGCGTGCACACAACTTGTGCTACTCGACGCTCGTGATGGAGAAGCGCTACATGGACCTTCCGGGTGTGACGTACGAAACCTACGGCCCGCACGTGTTTGTCCAAGGCGTCCCGAGCCTATTGCCCGAGATTCTGAATGAGCTCGCCGCCTTTCGCAAAAAGGCGAAGCGCGACATGGCGGCCGCTGAAGGGACGCCGCTCGAGGCGGTGTACAACGGCCGTCAACTCGCGTACAAAATATCTATGAACTCTGTATATGGGTTTACTGGCGCGTCTAAGGGCATGCTTCCCCTTCTCGCAATCGCATCAACTGTTACTTTCCGAGGTCGACAAATGATTGACGAGACCAAGACGTACGTCGAGGAACACTTTCCGGGCGCCAAAGTGAGGTACGGCGATTCGGTCATGCCATGGACACCTGTACTGGTTAAGTCTTGGTGGGATGAGGAAATTTCAAGTCGCACAATAGAGTCTTTGTGCACAAATTGGTTTCCATATGAACATTTCAAAAGTGGTCAGGCTGAACAATCTGAAGACATGATATTCGATGCAATGACACATCTAGGTTGGAAACCTATTCGCAGGGTCGTGCGACACAAAAGTCTCAAGAAAATTTACCGAGTAACCTCACCATACGGCACAGTTGACGTGACTGAAGACCATTCATTACTCGATAACAAGTTGAATATTTTGAAACCACAGGAACTCCACAAAGATACCATTTTACTGCATTATGGCCCTGACATACCAGGTGAAAATACCGTGACCCTCCTTCACGAGGCGTGGGATGGCTACGTTTACGACATCGAGACTGAAGCAGGTACATTTCAAGCCGGTGTCGGGCAGATAATTGTGAAAAACACCGACTCGGTCATGGTTGAGTTTGACGTCCAAGGTCGCAAAGGTCAAGAGGCGATCGACTATTCGTGGGCACAGGGTGAGCTGGCGGCTGAAGCGTGTACAAAACTTTTCCGGGCGCCGAACGACCTCGAGTTGGAAAAGGTGTACTGTCCGTACTTTTTGTATTCGAAAAAGCGGTACGCCGCCAAGATGTACGAGAAGAAGCAGGGGCGAGACGGTGAACCGTCTCGGGTTGTGTTTAAAAAAATTGACATCAAGGGCCTTCAGGTTGTTCGGCGAGACACGTGCGGTTACGTACGAGGTGTTCTCAAACATCTTTTGAACCTGGTTCTCGAATCGAACGACCCGAGACCGGCGATTGAGTATGCGCGCCAAAGCGGCCGGGACCTCTTGGCCGGAAAGATTTCGTCGTCCGACTTGCTCATGTCCAAACAGCTCGGGAGCGACTACAAGACGCGACAACCACACGTCGAAGTCCGTAACAAGATTCGAAAGCGTGCACCCGGTTCAGAACCACAGAATGGTGACCGTGTCCAATTTCTGATTGTCAAGGGCCCGGGACTGCTGTGTGAAAAGGCGGAGGACCCCGTGTTTGTGACCGAAAATAAGATTCCGGTTGACTTTGCATACTATTTCGAACATCAACTCCAAAAGCCCGTATGTGACCTTTTGGAGCCATTGGTCGGAGCCAAGGCGTTTGATACTATTTTCAAAAGTGTAGATTATTTGACAACTCGTTCAATTACGAGTTATTTCAAAGCTCCTGGTAGCCGGGCATAGCCTTGCCATCCTTGACGATGGTTGGATAACCCGAAACAAAGTTGGGGCACTCGCCCTTGTCACAATCCTTGAAGGTGTACTCGATCTTCTTCTCTGCAAAGTAGTCCTTCTGCTTCACGCACCACGGACACCCGTTGGTTCCGTACATGGTAATACCAGGTCCTTGTGGTACTGGGTCAGTTGGTGGAGCCTGGTAGTTCTCCACGCCGGTCGGTTCCACTACAGCCGCCGGGATGACTGCATTCCGGCCCTGCCACCAGGTCCAAATAAAGTACCCGAGGACGGCCATAATCACGACGATAGACAATTTCATGGCGACACCGTCCATTATTACATATCATTGAGTTTAATTTTTAGCCAAAGAGCGCATTCACAATTTCCTGTTTCGTGCCGTTCGTTTTCGTACCGGCGGCCCGAGCCATATTGGACAGCTCGGTCTTTGTTTTGGACAACAAAAGCGCCTTGTTTTTGCGAACTCGGCCACCTGGGCTCTTGGCCAGTTTGAGCGTCGATCGACGTTTGGCAATCACTGCCACGTTCGGAGCGTACCCACGCGCGTTGATGTTCACACCGAGCTTGGCCAAACGGGTCGCCTCGTTGACGTTGTGCCGGGACGTCTCCCACTTCGGAAGCCACTTGGCCACTTCGCGCTTAGCGCTCTCTGGTGCATAGCCGCGAGTGGTCAGATGAGCCTTCAGCATACGTTTGGTCGTCGTACGAGCGTTATGCACCTTGGAAAACAGGTTCAACAACGTACCGGCATTCACACGGGCTGGCACAATAGGAGACTGACGAGGCGAACGTGATTTGGGCCGAACAGGCGCCTTGCGCGCACCCATTCCAAGGGCTTCGCGCCGAAGCATCGCGATGTTCATGGGTGCAGGCTTTGAAGAAGTCACCAACGAACGACCTGTACCGGTCACGACCATGCGACGCGCGTTACCAGTCGGTACACGACGGGCAGTAAGACGCTCACGGTTTCGTCCCTTTCCTTTGGTCACGTCACGGACCATCACCGTCCGACTTTCGTTTCTGGCCCGGGGACCGGTCATGAACGCCGCGCGCGAACGAGGCGACATGCGCAAAAACTCGGCCGCGCTCGGACGTGAAGAACTGGTCGTGACAGTCACACCGTTCATGTTTGCCAGCATGTTTCGCGCAATGTCGGCCGCGTTCCGCGAGCCACTGGCACCGTTACCGACTGTGACCCGCGAGCCACTGGCACCGTTACCGACTGTGACCCGTGAAGGAGTTCTCGGTGGCACGGACTTACGCACCGGCTCCGAGTACGGCATGACATTCATAAAGTTGCGTATTTGCGGTGAACTGATCGAACGGGACGGCGATCGGAATTTTTTATTGGCCGCGGCCAAGAATGGATCGGCGAGCAACTGATCAAACCCGGGAAGACCCGGGAATCGCGTACCGACCAAACGAGACTCGTGAACGTACCGATCTGTGTTTCCACGATAGCCTTTAGGGACGGCCCGATTAAGGAACGCCATCGTTTCTTTCAGATTAAATCCGAAACGGAGAAAGTGAATACGGAGCGCATTCAAAAACAGGTGCGTGTCATACCGAACATCGGTCGTCGACGTAATGCCGTACGATGCAAACACACTCGAATTCACAATCGGGTTCGACCCACTGGCAGTCAGACGTGCCATACCAAAATCCGAAATGACGAGCCGAGGAAACTTACCAGTGTCGTCAACCAATATGTTCCGGAGATGGAGGTCATTGTGGCGAAACTCTGGATACGTGCCGTGAATTTTATTGAGTGCCGAAACAATCTGGAAAATCATTACGGCCATGTCCTTGTCGCGAAGACGCGACTGAACCTTGTTGAGCCAATCATCAAAGTCACCACCTGGACAATACTCTGAAAAGGTGATGTATTGTTGATGATAATCGTACACGCGAGTGTTTGGCGTCGAGTACGAAGAAACCGGAACGAAATCGGTAGACTTGTCGATGGCGTATGGAACGGCGACATGATTCGGTACAACCTTGAAAATCTTCTTTTGAATATCAAATTCAATTTCGGGAATTTGTTTTCCGGTAAGTTCCAGGTCGGTCGGCGACACCTTGATTACAATCTTCTCTTTGCAGGATGGTGAAGGACATCCGAGAAAGACGACACCTTGCTTTCCGGAACCCAATTTAGCCATGCCACGCTTCACACTCTTGCGACCACGGGTCACGTTGTAGACCGTCCGGAGGTTGGTCGAACGGGTATTCAGTGACGTCAAATGGTGACCGGTCCGGCCATTGTTCGTCGAATCCTGATAAAGATGCTTAAGGACGTTACGATTGAGTTTCATCGGGAAGACACGGTTCTTGCGAAGCCGAACAACATTTGTCACTGAAGGTGATCGGATAGTGCCCATAAGACGTGCGAGGCGGTTGTTCAGAAGATTCGCCTGTTGACTAGGCTTAAAGTGCTCGCGCAAAAACGCAGTGATGTTCGACTTGGTGCGAGGTACGCGTATGGTTGTTTTTTTACGCGGCGCGGGGCCTGGGCTAAAATGGACAATGGTGCGAGCGCCGCCGGGGGACGTGTATACTTTGTAGGCTCGGGTGCGAACCCAATTCGGTGTGACCATTACACTATACATATATTTTTGTCTCGGGAATCAGGGGTCTAGACGTCCTCGTCCTCACCACTAGCTGGGATATCAATCTCGTCGTCCTCCTCATCCTCGGTCGATGCCGGTGCGGTCGTCTCGACATCCACAAAGCTAAACCCCTTCAGTTTGTTCAGGGGTGCAAACAGCGCCTGCTGAAGTCGAATGCTCACACCAAACTTGTTGTCGACAAACCAAATCTGGTTAATCTCGATAATCGTGATGATACCCTGACCCTTCTCAAGGGTCGCCAGGTCAACCGGCTGCTTGGCCGAGTTGTACGCCTCGACCGCATACCCCTTACCGTCACGACCCGGTAGCACCTTCAGCTGGAGCGTCGGCGCGTAGTTGTCCTTGCCGGGCTTGATGGCCGACTTGAAGAGCGCCTCGCGCATAATGTCAACCGAATACTTTTTACCAAGGCACGCCTCAGAGTTGGCAACGACAAAGTCGAGAATCTTATTGTCGATCGACTGGAAAACGTTGCGGACCTTCTCGTCATCCAGAGAGAGGTTCATAGAGTAGGAGGTGCGGCCGGTCGCCTTGTCGGTAAACTCGCTCAGACCAAAGGGTGCGCGCATCTGGGGCAGCTGAAACAGAAGCTTCTGACCACCATTGCTGTTCAGGTATACGGCGCGACCACCCTTGTCATTCTTGCGGACGGCCGAGAATGTCAGGGAGTTGACGTCAAAGTCGGCAATCTTACGGATAGTGAGCGCCATTGCTGTGTTCTACTGTATTGGGGAGTGTGCACCTTAGATGCTTTTTTCTCTCAGTCTACAGTATGTCAGAGGCGAACCTCAAGAAGGCTTTGCGTAACGTTATAAATGCTCACACAACTCGTCCGTCTAACATTAATGCGACATCTATACAATTTCAGAATGTTTTGAAACGACGAGTCGCAAGTATAGTGACACCTGAAATGCGTGCCAGTCACGTGACCGGATCGAATAAAAATAATAAACTTAACGGAGATGAAAATCTCCGAAGACTCACACTTAAGCTCGTTGATGCACACTTGAATGCAAATCAAACACGAGTTGATAGTATTTCTCAAAAAATCACTGATGTTATTCGTAAACGTCTGGTGAGAAATACTAAACGGCCCCCGGAATTCGCACAGATGATGAAAACTCAACTTACAAAACTCACCGAACAACTCAAAAAACGAATGCAAAAAAAACAAATACCCATCACCGAAACATCTAATAGTGGGACTCAAACATCGACGAATATGATGGAATCTCAAGTCAAAAAACGAATGCAAAAAAAACAAATACCCATCACCGAAACATCTAATAGTGGGACTCAAACATCGACGAATATGATGGAATCTCAAATTATAAAACTCACCGAACAACTCAACAAACGTATCCAAATGGTTCCATTTAAATTGATACAGCAGATACAAGAGTTGAAACACCCGTTATTAAAAACTACAAGAATACAACGACAACTGAAATCTGGTAACCTGACAACAATTTTACAAGCCGTAGGTGCATTAACTCACACAAACTTTAATAGAAGAGTTTCTCCGGAAGTGATGAAAAAACTACGCAATATAGAAGGTAAATTGACCACATCAAAAGCGCCTTTGGCGATCGAAGCATCGAACGTGCCTCTGGCGATCGAAGCATCGAACGTGCCTCTGGCGATCGAAGCACCTTTGGTACTCAAAGCACCGAACGTGCTCAAAGCACCGTCACGGGGACAACAATTATGGAGAAGCGTAAATACTACTAGAACTAGAGGAAGCAGACTAATCGATACAGCAAAGAATACCGCTAACAAGGCGGCCGCCGAGAGAGCAGCGGCTGCAATGGCTGCGGCCAAACAGAGAATGAAAACACTCAAATTTAAGAATATAAACGAATTAAAGACGTTTAGGACGTCAGTAGGTTTGCCAAATAATAACGAAAATTATAGAGCAGCATTGAATCGTCTGCAACAAAAAAAGTCAGTCGAGGCTACGAAAAAGTTTGATAACATATACAATAATCTTATGCGTATAAAAGGATATGCTCAACCCCGGTCTGTCACCTCAGTGTCAGAAAGCCTGATACCACTGTTGGGCAATGTAAATCAAGCGAGAAAACAAAAATACAATAATGTTAAAAATATATCGAAATATTCAATTTTGATGGGAACGGTATCCCAGTCCAAAATTAATAATCCAAACGTGAAAGAAGCATATCATATAGCCAAAAAAGGCTGGAACTCAAAAGAACATACACCAAATCACGTGAGACAACTGGAGAAACTCCAGGAGATTTACAACAAGTACTATAATAATAAAGCTGTTCCTAAACTTGGAAAAGACCGTGGAATGAATTTACTTCGTGGGAACAAAACGTTGGTACGAGAAGCTGCCCGACCCATAATATTATTTGGTAACGAAATAGTTCGAGCAGCCATCTATCACAACAAAGCAAACTCAAGCAAAAAATACGCAATTCCACAAGGACGGTATACATTGTACCAGATTAATGGTACAACACCAAGTGGTAAATACAAAGTTACCCGAAAGAGACTGTTTGGCTCAAATAATATGTAGACTACGTAATAAATGGGACTTGGTCTTCAGGCTAAACTTGATTGCGGCTGCGGCTGCGGCGGCGCCAAAAAGAGCGACCTCGTCAAGTGGAAGTACTCTTTTTACTCAGCGCTCGTATTTTTCATCATCAGTAACCCGGAGCTGTACAAACTGACCGCGAAATTGTCGAGCAAGGTGGCATCGGATGGATGCCCCAAGCCGCTCGGTCTGTTTCTGCACTCGGCGGTATTCATGGTCATTGTGTTTTTGCTTATGAAGATTGGTGCCTAGAAACTTTTCTTTACGTACAATAAACATGTCGACCACGATTCACAACGCCCTCACGAGACTTGCAACTTCGGTCCAAGCCCTGAACCGCGCCACCAGAGAAGAAAATAATGCGGCTGTGCAAGCTGTGGCTAACCCCACACCGAACAATGTTCGTAATGTCAACCAGGCTGCCCGCAATGCACAGAATGTCCGTAACGTCGCTATGCGTGCCGCAAACAACACCGTTGCGGTCGCGACAAACCGTGTTAACGGTGCGGTTCGTAATGCCAATCGCGCAACTGCCAATGCGGTCCGTGCACCGACGCCAAACAACGTTCGTAATGCCAACCGTGCCAATGCCAACCTGAACCGTACGGCAAACCAGGCGGCCGGTGCTGTTCAGGCGGCCAACAGCGTGGCCAATGCTATAAACTAATAATCCAGCCACCACTTTTGATATCCGCGACAAGTCGAACGACCAAAACTTCGGCGCGGTTTGGTAAAAAAGTCCAATACCGCATAGCTTCGTGTTCATTTAAGAACATAGTTATGTTTTCACCGTCTACCAGTACGGTCGGACACACGTCCATCCTTGTCCCATGAAGCGTACGTGCGCTCTATGAGACCAGGTAATTCATCGAGTCGCTCAATCGTAGTGATTCGACCCTTGGCGGTCCCCCCTTTGTAGTGCACCGGAATCCAGTGCGGATGGTGCTCGATAGGCAAAAGGTTCTTGCGGACGTCGTCGACAAACACGACCGGATTTCCGTTTCGCAAGTGCGTGTACGCAACCGGTTGCGGCTTGTACCCAGCAAACTTTGAAGTATCGAGTCGAAGATCAATCGCACATGAAATAGGCCATGTCCACATACCCGGTGCGTTCGAAAATAAAGAAACATAGTGACCCTGATTCAAAAGGTCTCGGACGACGCGTGCATCCTCTTGAAACGTATCGGTCGTGAGATACTCGGCCAGCTCCTCCATCATAGATTTGTCGTACAACTGAACATCAAAGTCAGGGGTCGGCACACCGAGCGTCTTTCTGAGTCCACGACCCGTGTGACCGTACGTGCGATACAGATAATCACGGAGTTTCACCGGATCCTTGGCCCGCGGTACTTTGAACCCGACGTACCGCGCAATGTTGTCCCGGGTCCGCTCCAGAATCTTTGGATCGCGAATGAGCACGCCGTCCACATCCAGCAGCACGTTCATTACTTTGTCCCGAGAACTAAAACTCCTCGTCGAAGCGCACCGTGTCACCTTCGGTCACCATGTGCTTGGCGTAATCACCGACACGCTTCTCAAAAAAGTTCGTCTTGCCTTCGAGCGAAATCGTCTCCATCCAATCAAACGGGTTGAGCGACTCCCAGTACGGCTTGACACCAAGCTGTTGCAGGAGACGGTCCGCGACAAACTCGATGTACTGTGTCATTTGGGTCGAATCCATGCCGATGAGCCGGCATGGCAGAGCATCAGTGATAAACTCCTTCTCGATGGCGACGGCCGACTTGACAATATCAAGCACCGTCTGCTTGTCCGGTTTGGTCTGTATGTGACCAAACAGCGTCACGGCAAACTCCTGATGGAGACCTTCGTCCCTCGAAATGAGTTCGTTGCTGAAACTGAGCCCGGGCATGAGTCCACGCTTCTTCAACCAGAAGATGGCACAGAAGGAACCGCTAAAAAATATACCTTCGACGCATGCAAATGCCGCCAAACGCTGTCCGAACGGCACCCCGGTCCCAGTCCCATCGGGACTGGTCCCAGTCCCATCGGGACTGGTCCCCATCCACTTCATGGCCCATTCAGCCTTGCGACGAACAGCCGGTACAGTTTCGATCGCCCTGAAGAGATTCGCCTTTTCGGCCGTGTCCCGTACAAGTTTGTCAATCATGAGCGAGTATGTCTCGCCGTGAATCGACTCGTTAAATCCCTGGTATGCGTAAAACGCCCGGGCCTCTGGAATTTGAACGTCGCGCGTAAAATTCAGATCGAGATTCTCAAACACGATACCGTCGCTCGCGGCAAAGAACGCCAGAATCATTTTAACAAAGTGACGTTCGTTGTCCGATAGTTTATCCCAGTCTTTGAGGTCACCCGCGAGGTCAATTTCTTCGACCGTCCAGAAACTCCCGACCGCCTTTTTGTACAGAGACCACAAGTCCGGATACCGAATAGGAAACGTCGTGAAACGTGCAGTGCTCGGCATCAGGATCGGATCGTTGCTCATCTTATACTATCAACGACATAAAAGTTTAAACCTTTTTGAACACAGGATGGATTACGACGCACAGCTTCTCATCGGGCGGACCGTAACCTTGACGATTGCCAAGACGGCCCGACGGACGGTGTTTCGCGAGTGTGTCGTCAAACGTTTTTACGACCGGGAGGGCATCTGGATGTGTCGTGACGTGTACACGCGCAACAAGTACTACTTTGACCTGGCTGACATCATCGAAAACAAAGTGAACATTGTCGTCTAGTGTCGAATAGACACTCGAATAGACACGTACAACAAAAGAGCCAAGAGAATGACATTGAACACTATCCACATGATAAAGTAGGGTGTCAGCACATTATTCTCTAAAACAAGGTTAAGCATTTGCTTCGTAAGAGATTCATCGGTCTCGTCGGCCATTTCACTGCCGGCCATGGATGCGTTTCTTATTAAGAAATCCCAAAATAGTACCTTTAGATCTGACGCGATCACATGTGTTTACGGTCCGTCAGGTATAGGTAAGACTCATTTTGTGACCAAGTCTCTCCCGGGACACGTTCTGGTAGACTATGACATTCTCAAGTCACGACAAGGGACGCTCGACTTTTTCGAACGCCTGTGTGGTACAAACGTTCCGGTTGTCATTGACAACTGGGAAAGTATTTCAGACCTTATCGGTGTTCGTGAAATTGTAGGTCCCGTAAACCGTGCACCATTGATCATAATCGCACAGACACCGGTCGAACTGACTCGTACGACCGTCCTGTATCCGATGCCGATCATGCCGCCCGAGAAGATTGCCGAGTTGGCCCCGAAACACCCGGCGGCGCGCGAACTCGCAAAGATGTGCCGTGGCGACATTCGGAGTTTTTTGCGTAGTCTAGATCACACCTCAGATGCACCGGACACATTCGAAACGCCTCGAGAGTTTGTCGAACGTCTCTTGTCAAGTCGGACACCGGCCAAGTTTATATCACATACGATTCACGAACACGGTTACGTATGGGGTATGATAGAGGAGAACTACACAGACACATCTGGGATAACGCTCGAAGAATGTGCCAAGCTCACTGAATCGCTCAGTTGTGCAGATATTTACGACCACAAGATTTATCGGGACGGAACGTGGGACACGCTCATGCCGTGCTTTTCACTTTCAGCGTGCGTCATACCATGTGTCATAATGAATGGCCGCCTCGGTACAAAGCGACTCAGGGCTGGAAGTATGTGGACCAAATACCAAAACGCGTGCATGCGAGCCAAAAAGATTGCTACGACGCGCATGTCCCGTGAGGCCCTTGTAACCTTGCGTTCATACGTCGAACACGAACAATATGCAGTGCTCGATGATTACCCACACCTCGATGCGTCAGTCGTTGACGTTCTCAACCACATTGTGATTGATCAGAAACTTAAACCAAGATCGGTCGAGCGTGCCAAGACACATCTTCGTAAACGCGCTTAAATACGTTGACCGTTTTCAACACAAGAAGATGGAAACCGACAAGATCCCACCGGCACTCGAGTTTGTAAAGGTTGAGGGGTCGGACGTGTTTTTCTATTGTGATGTGTCACAGGAATCGATTGTTGAGCTGTGTGCCGTCATGAAGAAGCTCGAACGTGAACTGTTTGCCGGTCTGTACACGCTCGGTATTTATGATATGGTCCCGACTATCAACCTGCATATTCAAAGTGACGGCGGCGACCTGAATGCCGGACTCGGGTGTATGGACTTTTTACGCCGTCTCAAAGCCCGAGTCGTCACGATTGCAGAGGGTGTGTGCGCCTCGGCGGCGACATTTCTATTTCTGGGTGGCGACGAGCGGATCGTCACACAGAATAGTTATATCCTCATCCACCAACTTGGCTCTGAGTTTTGGGGCAACTATGAAAATATGAAAGATGAAATGAAGTTTTGTGAACAACTCATGAAACAGATGAAGAAGGTTTATCTTCACGAGACGTCCATCCCAGAGTCGAAGCTCGACCGGCTCATGAAGCGCGACTTGTACCTGTCGTACAAAAAGTGTGTCCGGTACGGCCTCACTCTTCCTTGACCTCATTCGTCTCCTCGACGACCGGTGCCGTGTTAATCATCGATGGCGTCGGGATAACCGGAGAAGGCGCCATCATATGTGCCATGGAGGTTGCCTGTTTATCCTTGAAACGCTTGTACAAGAAGAACACAGCGATTGCAATCACAGCGAGAGCAAGAATGTTGAACATACTGAAAGACTCGCCGCCCGTCAGAGACTCTATACGAGTCTGACGAGCAGCGTCGACTACGGGTGGTGCGGCATCCATTACAAAAAACCAGGTTTTTTCTCCAACGTCACCTGACGCGCGCAAAGTTTGTAAACACAATGGACGACATTTGGACTCAGGCTCTTCAGGCTCGGGCTGAGCAACAGGCTATTGAATCATTCAGATGTCCGAGTGAATATATATGTCAGTTTTGTTCCGGTGTAGACGGTCTCGTATGCGTTGAAGGGAATGACTATCTACCAGGTACTCGTGTTCGGAACGAAGATGGGTTGTATGTGTGCATCACATGTGGTCGCACAGACTGGGCATATGTTTCCGATGAAC